GAAATAGTAGGTATAAAAATACAGGTAGGTGGCCAGGAGAAAGTTCTAGCCACAATGGGTGACCTGAGAAAAGAAATAAAGCAAGCACAATTTGATGTACTTAAATTCTCACAGGAATTTGGTGAAACATCAAAAGAGGCTTTGGCTGCTGCAAAAAGAGTGGCAGAGTTAAAAGATGCCATAGCTGATGCATCAGAGAAAGTGGCTTTGTTTGATCCTGGTAAAAAGTTCCAGGTGGTAGGTAATGCCGTTACAGCTTTAGCTGGTGGCTTTTCAGCTGTCCAGGGTGCATTGGGGCTTGTAGGTGTAGAAAGTGAAAACGTACAAAAGTCACTTTTAAAGGTACAATCTGCACTAGCATTGTCTCAAGGTCTTTCAACAATAGCTGATTCAGCAAAGGACTTTGAAAGACTAGGTGCTATTGTAAAAAATACCACAGTATTTCAGACTGCATATAATTTTGTAATAGGCAAAAAGGTTGCGCTTCAAACACAGGATGCAGCCACTACAGCAGCATCAACTGTTGCGACAAAGGCACAGGCTGCTGCAACTAATACTGCAACAGCAGCAACCACAGCATCAAGCACAGCCATGAAGATATTTCGTGGTGCTATACTTGCAACAGGTGTAGGCGCACTGGTGGTTGGACTTATTGCTTTAGTGCAAAACTTTGGTAAAATAAAGGCTGCCGTACTAAATGCTATACCAGGACTTGGAAGTTTTGCATCTACTGTTGGGAATGTTATTAATGCATTTACTGATTTAGTTGGAATAACAAATGCAGCATCCAGGGCAGAGCAACAAAGACAGGCAATCTTTACAAAGGCAGCTGCTGGTACTAAAATAATCAATGAAGGGATTGACAGACAGATCAAACTACTGCAAGCCCAGGGTGCAGAACAGGGAAAAATTGATGCATTAAGAAAGCAATCAATTCAAAATGAATTAAAAGACCTTACAAAACTAGCAGATCAAAAAGGAATTTTAAGAGGTGAAGATGCTAAAAAATATAAAGACCTTCAAAATGATTTAGCAGTAATTGATGCAACGGCTGAAACTGCACGAAGGCAAGCAGCAGAAACAGCAGCAAAAAGAGGTGCTTCAGCATCTAACAAATACGGTGAAAGTCAAAAGAAAAAAGATGAAGATCTTGCCAAAGAAAGACTGGCAGCTGAGAAAGAGGCAGCTGAAAGGCTTAATCAGTTAAAGGCTGATACAGCTGTGGCTGCTATAGAAAATGAATTTGAGGCTAAAAAGTTAGCAATTGAAAACGCACTAGCAGCTGAAATCAAGCAGGTCAATGACAATGAAAAGCTAAAGGCTGAAACAAAAGCTGCACTTATTTTAGCATTGACTAATAAGTCAAATTTAGAAATAGCTGCTGTAAATAAAGATGCAGCTGAAAAAGCAAAGGCAGCAAAAGAAAAAACAGATAAAGAGGAAAAAGATGCGTTATTAAAACAACAGGAGGATGACAGAAAAATCAGACAGTTAGGATTCCAAGAACAGATTGAAGCCATCAATAAAGAGAATGCAAAAATAGAAATGGACTTTGAGCAAGACCTGGAAAGGCTTGCAGATAAAAAACAGATCCTGAGAGAGCAGGAATTACTAGAACTGGAAAACACTGAACTGACTGAGGCACAAAAACTTGAAATCAAAAAGAAATATTCTGATGCCAGGAATGAGGTAACTAATCAGGAGGTGGCAGTTGAGAAAGCAGCACAGCAGGCAAAGATTGATTTAAACAACAGATACCTGGATTTAGCTGGTCAGTTTGGTAGTGTATTGCAGCAGATAGCTGGAAAGAATAAAGCACTAGCCATTGCTGGTGTTGTGGTAGAACAGGCAGCATCAATAGGCAGGATCATATCAAATACAGCTGTAGCCAATGCCAAAGCAGCAGCAGCATCACCATTGACAGCAGGGCAGCCATTTGTGGCAATCAATACAATTTCAGCAGGCCTTAGCATAGCATCATCTGTGGCAGCAGGACTGAAAGCAGTTCAGCAGATCAATTCAGCACAGCCAGGTGGTGGCGGTGGGGCATCACCAGTGTCAGGTGGTGGGGCAGCAGCACCTATTGCACCAGCAGCACCAATACAAAACACAGTAACACAATTAGATCAGCAGTCTGTGAATGCAATGGGATCTGCAACAAACAGAGCCTATGTGGTAGAATCAGATGTGACTAATAAGCAGGAAAGGATCACACGAATAAACAGGGCTGCAAGATTAAGCTAAAAAACTATTTAACAGTATGGAAAAGAAATTACCAATATACAATTTAGAAATATTGCCTGATGTAGAAAGTGACATGGAGGTAGACTGGGTAGCTTTGGTTGATCGGCCAGCCACAGACAAAAACTTTCTAGCATTTGCAGATGATAGCTGGAATGACTATCCTGAGGCAGCAGTGAACAATGCCAAAAGAGCATTGAAATGGGCTGATGAGAATGGATGGGGTGACTGTGGTGAGCAAACTGGAAAGACCAGGGCAAACCAAATTGCCAATAAAGAGAATCTGTCTAGGGATACTATTGCCAGGATCAGCGGTTTTAGAAGGCATCAGCAAAACAAAGATGTGCCGTATTCTGAGGGATGTGGTGGATTGATGTGGGATGCCTGGGGTGGTGAGGCCATGATTGACTGGGCAGAAAGAAAGCTGAAACAAATTGAAAGAAAATCATTTGCAATACAGGATGAGGATGAGCAAATCATCACAGGTATATTAATGCTGGCCGACAAAATTATCTACAGAAATGATGAGAATGGTGAATACTATGTGACCTTTAGCAAAGACACCATCAAAAAGATTGCACAAAAGTTTTTCACTAAAGGCTTTCAATCAAATGTGAATCTGATGCATGACAGTGGTCAAAGGTTAGAAGGCCTGACCATGTTTGAATCATGGATCACAGATCAGAAAAGAGGCATCCAGGCCATGAAAGGTTTTGAGGATGTACCTGATGGCAGCTGGTTTGGATCATTCAAAGTGAACAATCCTGAGGTGTGGCAGATGATCAAAGAAGGTAAGGTGAAAGGATTTTCAGTTGAGGGTTTATTCCAAATGAAACCTACTGAAAAGCAGGACATCAATAAGGTGGCAGAGAATATGTGGTCACAGATCCAGGACATTCTGAGCCAGGTGAAATAACCTAAAAACGCTAAAAATTGATATGAAAGGGGTGGCTTTACAGTCATCCCTTTTTCTATGTGGTAACCAGTCACAAATGATGCTATTTAGGTAAAAAGTATTTATGACACCATTAGAAGCTGTATTAAAAATCAAAGCAATGTTTGAACAGTCAGGGGCGAATTTCGCTGATCCTGTTCCTGCACCTGCTGCTGATCCTATGGCAGAGCCAGCACCAAGTGTTGAGCCTACAGAGGATAAAAAAGAGTATGATTTGAAAGCTGGTGGAAAGGTAATGATTGACAAACTTGAAGTAGGTGGTAAAGTTACCATTGAAAGTGAAGTTGAGACAGAAATGCCTGCACCTGCTGGGGATCACGAATTAGTAGATGGCACAAAGATCACACTAGATGATGCTGGCATCATCACTGCTGTGACTGTAGCATCTGAGCCAGTTGTTGAGCCTGCACCAGCAGAGCCATCAGAGGCTGAATTGAAAATCGCACAATTAGAGGCTGAATTAGCATCATTGAAATCAGCACATGCTGGTTTTGAAAGCAAGATGGCTGAGAGCAATGCAAAGTTTTCAAAGGCTGTGAGTGACTTATCTGATGTGATTGTTGGTTTAATCAACACACCATCAGCTGCACCAACAGAAAGAGCAAAAAATTCTTTCAATCAACATGCTGACACTAAGGCTGAAAAAATCAACAGATTCTTAGAATTAGCAAAGAGCGTAAACAAGTAATCAATTTTAAAACAAATAAAAAACAAATATCATGGCATTTGATGTTTCAACCCTAGCAAACTACACCAAAGAGAATGAGAATCTTTTAGTAGTTTCATCTGTATTAGGTAGCAAGACTGCTGACTTAATCAAATCAAAAGGAAATGTTTTAGTGGAAGTTAAGTCAAGCGAGAAGATCGCAGTGATGGACACTGATGCATTTTTCTTAGACGGATCATCTTGCGGATTCACTGCAAGTGGCACAACATCTTTCACACAACGTCAATTGACTGTTGGAAAGATCAAAGTTAATGAGGCTTTATGTCCTATTGACTTAGAAAGAACATATTTACAAAAGGCTTTACCAGCTGGCAGCCAGTATGATTCTTTAGCTTTTGCTGATGCTTATTCAAACAGAAAAGCTGAAAAGATTGCTGCACAATTAGAAACTGGCATTTGGCAGGCCGATACTGCATCTGCAAATGGTAACCTTAATAAATTTGATGGCTTTATCAAATTGATAGCAGCTGCAAACACAGTGATAGATGCAAACACAACTGCATACATTGCTACACAGGCAACTGCAATCACTGCTGCAAACGTAGTGGCTGTATTTGATGCAGTTTACAAAGCAATCCCTGCACAGGTTGTTGCTAAAGATGACATGACAATTTTCTGTGGTCAGGATACTTTCCGCACATACACAATTGCATTAAAGAATGCAAACATGTTCAACTACAGTTTTGATGGTAAGGCTGACAGCGAGTTTGTTCTACCTGGTACATCAATCAAAGTTGTTGCTGTTGCAGGCTTGAATGGCACAAACAAAATCTATGCTTTAAGACTTTCAAACATGTTCTTAGGTACAGATTTACTTGATGAGGAAACCAAATTCAGCATCAAATATGCTGAGGAGGCTGATCAAATTAGATTTGTAGCTAAATTCAAAATGGGTGTTCAATTCGCTTTCCCTGAGGAAATCGTTAAGTTCACTGTATAAATTTTACAGGGCAGGGATTAAGTTTCCTGCCCTATTTTAAAACTAATTAAATTTTAACAAATGAGTTGTGCATTAACCCAAGGTATGGTGTTAGACTGTAAGGATAGCATAGGCGGAATAAAAGCCGTTTGGTTTGTTGCTGCTGGTGATGTGACTGCTGTGGCAGAGGCATCAGGAGTTGTGACAGCTATCACTAAAGCAGCTGGCAAAGTATTCTATAAATATGCACTTGTTAAGAATAGCAGTTCATTAACTGAAAACGTAAACGCAAACGTACAAAACGGCACTGTGTTTTATGCTCAGGAATTAGCTATTGTTTTAAACAAGATGCAAGCAAACACTAGAAACGAAATTCTATTGTTAGCTAAAAACAATTTGATGGCTGTAGTTGAGGATGCAAACGGCAAATACTGGTTGCTAGGTAAAGAGAATGGCTTAGACCTTTCTGCTGGATCTAGTGCAACAGGTACTGCCCAGGCAGACCGTAATGGCTACACATTGACATTCAGCGGTGGTGAGAAAGCACTAGCACCTGAGGTGACTAGCGGAATCATTGCTGGATTGACAGCATAGGCTTTCGTGGTTTTCAATAGTAGGTAGTCGGCCAGTCTCTATTCAGGGGCTGGCTTTTTTTTGTGGTAAAACACAGGGTAAAAGCTATTTAACAATATGATATATCTGACAAAAGGCCAAACCAGTAGTGTGATCCTGACTTTAAAGGAAAAGCAAACACTAGCTGCACCAAACTATTTGTTTCACTTTAAACAAAGAACAAGCAATGATGTGGTGGCTTTTGTGGTATTAAATAACGCTGACACATCAGCACACAAAGACCGTTTCAATAAGTTCAGCATAAACGCTGTGACACACTTTGCAAATAAACTGGCTGGTGAGTGGGAATATACAATCTACCAACAGACCAGCACCAGCAACACAAATCCTGCCCTGGCTACAGGCTTACTAGAAACAGGGATCATGAGACTAGATGAATCAACATCTTTTGCATTTACCGAATATGAAACCACAAACACATTTAAAGTAAGAGAATGAAACTAACAGACAATATGTTCATGCTGTCATTTGCCGAGGCAAAGCAGCCTGAGTTCATGGAAAAAAGAGGTGCTGGCTACATTGAATTTGGCAACAACAATGACTATCCCAGCTACCTTTTGGAAATGTACAATAAGAGTGCAAAGCACAATGCTATTGTAAGGGGCAAAGTAAACTACATCACTGGCAATGGATGGGCTACCAAAGAGGCCTGTCCTGCTGCTGAGATGTTCATCAAAAAAGCCAATGACTATGAGAATCTGAATGATTTGACTAGAAAGGTGTCAATTGACATTGAGGTATTTGGTGGTGCTTACCTGGAGGTGATTTGGAGTGAGGTGGGTGGCATGCTTACAACTGTCAATCATATTGATTATACAAAGATCAGATCAAACAAAGACAATACATCATTTTGGTACAAACAAGACTGGAAAGATAGCAAGATCAAGTCTATTGAAATACCTGCATTTAACACACAGGTAAGACAGGGCAAACAGATCCTGTATATTAAAGAATACAGACCAGGCATGGACACCTATGCACTACCTGGCTACATGGGTGCATTGAATTACATCCTTAGTGATATTGAGGTTTCAAAGCATGTTTTGGGCAATGCTCAGACAGGGTTTTCTGCCAGTAAACTTATCACACTACCAAATGGTGAGCCTAGCAATGAGGAAAAGGGCAACATTGAAAAGCGTTTTGAAAAGCGTTTCACTGGTGCTGATGGCAAAAAGTTCATTTTAAACTTTGTCACTGGTGCAGACAGAAAGGCTATTGTTGAGGATCTAGGCACATCAGATCTGACCAAAGAGGATTTTAGCAGGGTAGATTCTATGATCCAGCAAAACATCTTTGCAGGTCATCAGATCACTACACCATCATTGTTTGGTATTAGTGAGCCTGGAAAGATGGGAACTAGAACTGAGATGAGGGATGGATATGAAATTTTCAAATCTACATACTGCAATGACAAACAGCAATTTTTAGAAAGTGTGTTCAACATGTTGGCCAGGTTAAAGGGTGCAACACATGACATGTACATCCAACCAGTTGAGCCAATAGGTTTTGAGTTCAGTGAAAACATCATTGCCCAGGTAGCACCTAAAGAGTGGATTTTGGAAAAGATGGGAATTGATCCTACTAAATACGGCATGCCTACTGATCCAGTAGAACAGCAGCAGGCTGCATCTGTTAATGAGCATTTAAAGGGGCTTAAAGGCAGGGAATGGCAGAACATGCAAAGAATCATCAGAGAGTTCACAAAAGGCAAAATCACCAGGGATCAGGCCACAGCAATGCTGAAAGGTGGGTATGCTTTATCAGATGATGAGATCAACACCTGGCTAGGATCTGATGAGGAAAGTGCAGCATTCAGCAAACAGATGTTCAGTGAGGATGAGGTGCTTAGTGTGTTTGCTCAGTTCGGTGAGGATGCAGACAACTATGCTATTTTAAAAAAAAAGAATGTAGGATTTAAGTCTGTTGAACTGTTGGGTGATGATGAGATCATGATGATGGAATTTAAGGATGTGATCCTTAGTGAGATTGAAAAAAATGTGATTGATCTAGTTACTAAAGATAAGAGGATCACACCTGAGGTGATTGCTAAGGTCACAAAGACTGATCTAATAATCATCAATGAGGTGATGAAAAAACTAGTGGAGAATGGCATACTTAGAGCAAAGGTGGTAGGTGGTACAATTGAAAGGGAGGCAAAAGAGCCACTGAGTAAACTGACACCTGGTGAGCCTGCACAGACTACCAGTTTCAAATTGATGTACAAATATGACTGGGACTATAGGAAACTAGCAGCAGAGGGTGCAAAAGCCAATTCAGCCACATCCAGGTCATTCTGTAAAAAGTTAATGGCTATGAATAAGCTGTACAGCAGATCAGACATCCAACAGCTTAGTGAGAGACTGGGCTACAGTGTGTTTGATCGGAGAGGTGGCTGGTGGACAATGCCAAATGGTGAGCATAGCCCTAGCTGTAGACACACATGGGTGAGTAATGTTGTAATAAAAAAAGATAAATAAGATGAGCAGAAATACACTTTTTATTTCGGTTAAAACTATAAAAGAAAGGACAGGGCTGCATGCCAATGTGGATGAGAAACTGATCCTGCCTGAGATCCTGACAGCACAGGACATGTACATATTGC